GGTTGATCTCGGTGCCGTTGATGTTGGCCATTAGGCAGGCTCCTCAGTAGGCAGTTGCGTCTCTGGGTAAGGATTGCCGATCTGCTGAAGGCCAGCGCCGGTTACCTGCGTTGGGTCGCTATCCACCACGATGTTCATTTGATCCAGCATTGCCAGCTCAGCCTGCCGCGCCAGCAGCAGCTCATCAAGATCCCCGCCCTGCTCTGCAACCACCTCGCCCAGCGTCTTGAAGCCGCATCGCACAGCCTCCTTATATGCGGCCACCTCCTTGGCAGGATCAACCCATGCCCAACCGCGCGGCATCCAGCGTGCAGCCTTGAAGCGCTCGGGCGCCAGCTCGTAGCCGGGCAGCGATAGCGCATTGCTCAGCACTGCCAGCTCAATCCACTCGTGGAACACGCGGCGGTGGAAGTTCTCGATCATCCACGATTGCAGAATCCGCCAATGGTCGCGGTCTTCAATCAGGCTGAGCCGGCTACTGCTGTAGTTGGTCTGGCTGAAGTCGCGCGAGATCGTCTCGTAGCTGCAACCGATGCCTGCAGCCATGGCGCGCAGCATCGCGCGCAAGAATGGCTCAAATTGGCCATCGGGACTATCAAGGCTCGGCACGGTAACCGATTCGCCGGGATTCAGGTATTTGAAGACCCCGGGCTCGAAGTTTGAGACGCGCTCACCATCCATGACGTCATCACCGATCAGCTCACCTTCAGGGCTGGTGATGAAACCCATCAGCGCGCTGCTGGCCCGTGCTCGCACCACCTCGGCCTGCTCGTAACCCGCCAGGTGATGCAGTCGCTGGATTGCGCTGGCAAACCATGTGACGCCTCTCGTCTGGCCGGGGCGCTCGGCGCGGTAGAGGTGAATGATCTCCTCAGACGGGATGCGCTTGTGGCGCTGCGTGCTGATCTGCTGGTTGCTGAACTGGTAGTCGCCGGGGTGATACGCCAGGAAGTGGTACGCAATCGGCCTGCCCCATCCGTCCACCTCCACGCCCATGCGGATCTCGTTGCCCTGCTGGCTGCGGCCATTGAGGCCATCATCCAGCTGATCTGCCTCGATCACCTCCATCGCCAGCGGCACAGTGCTGCCACCAAAGCTCTGCCGCACAAGTCGGACAAACACCTCGCCGCTCTCGGCGCAGGCGCGGATCACTAACCTTTCAATGTCGGCAAAGCTTAGTTTGCCGCCGGTGTGGCAATGCCGCGCAGTTGTCCATTGGCGCCATGCCGCCTCAATCGCATCGTTGACCTGAGTATCAAGCCTGCCGCCGCGCTGCATCCGCACCTGTGACTGAAACGGTATGCCCTGCCCGATCACATTGCCTTCAATCGCGCGCAATGCCTGCCGCGCGTAGTCATTGTCCCTGCACAGCTGCCGCGCACGATCGCGCAGCTTCTGCGCTGATCCATAAATCTCGCTGTCGGCGCTGGTGTTACCTGTCACCCAGTCCGCAGTAAGCCTGCTGAACTGCGCGCCTTGATACATCCGCCGCCGCGGTGCCGATGGTGTCGCCTGTTGCCTGCGCTTCTTGGCCATCAGCTGAACCTCACGAATAGGTTGTGGGGATTGCCCAGACCATTGGCCGCAAGATCGGCAGCCTGCTCGCGCTTCACGTCTGACTTGAGCTTGGCCTCCAGCTGCAGCAATTCTGTTAGCGGCAGCTTCTTCAGCCGCCTGCTGCCGATGGTGTACTCAGCAACAGCGCCGCCCGATACCATCGCGCGGATCGCAGCCTGCACCGCATCAAGATCCTGCTGCGCCTGGCTGCGGCCATCAAACGCGCCTGGCGCGCCGGTATAGTTCAACGCCGCCAGCACCTCAAGCTGGCCAGCGCCGAGTGTCAGCTTCTCGCTGCCGGCAGTTGCAATCGCCTGCCAGTACCACTGCCCTGCGTCGAAGCCAGCACTCGTGGCCGCGGCAATGGTCAGCTCCCACCCTTGGCCGTATGCACTGCCGGTGATCGTTGCACCTTCACTGGCCGTGTTAGTGCGCAGGTAGTACGTCAGTGTCCAGGTGCTGCTCGTAACGGCATTGCCAAACGCGTCCACGCTGGCATCATCCCGCCACTTCACCGTGTCGCCGGCTCGAATTGTCGCAGGGATGTTCACCGTTACCAGTTGCTGAGGAAGGCCGAACCAGCCTTAGCTGATCTTAGCGATGGCTTAGCGCGTGCTTCTGCTGGCTTGTCGAGTTGATCCCATATCGTCTTTCGGTCGTAGCGGGTGTAGAGATGGCACAGCGCGGCATAGGCATAGACAAGGCAATCCAGCGCCTCATTCCGCGCTGATGGCTTCTTGACCCATTCGCGCACCGGGAATCCTGAACGGTTGTATCGCATCACTTGCTTCTCGGCGGTCAACTGCTCGAAGTAGTCAACCGTTGCATCCATGTGGAAGTGCAGGTAGCCGGGCCCAGGCTCGCTATGCCTGATCCGGCCGAACAGCGTGGTCTTGATCGTGTCGCTGCCGACCGGGTGCACCACCGCGCCGCGCTTCATGGTCTGGCCCTTGGCGTTGAGATCCACCCGGCTGCCCTTGCCGATCGGTGGCTTGCCGCGCTGGCTGGCGCCCTTGATCGCAATCACGCCCTGCCGGCCGCGCTCGCGTGCGTACTGGTAAACCTCAGCAGTGAAATGGCCGCCACTGTCAATCGCCACCACATGCGGACGGATGCCATGGCCCTGCGCGTGCGGCCACTCGCGCAGCACCATCTGGTCCAGCTGCTTCCAGAGGTCTGCGCGGCTCGGGTCGCCGTGGATCTCTTGGTGGTCCAGCAGCCAGCCCTCCTCATCGCGGCCCCATGCCCAGACGCTGATCGCCAGGCGGTTGTCCTGCACGTCAACGCCGACCGTGATGGCCGACGCACCATCTGGCACAGTGCCGGGTTTGTAATGCTCGCAGCGCTCCATCAATCCAGTGGCGCTCACCTTGCTGGCGTAGTCCTCCGCAAACGTCTCAGCCAGTCGCGTATTGACGAAGCTCTTGAGCATCGGCGCATCCGCCTTGCTGCGCATGAACTCGTCAACCATGTCGCCCCAGCTCAGCCAGCCGAGCGGTGAATAGAGTCCACTCAGCTGAAAGCCAGCAGTCTTACCGCCATCGCCAGGCGCAGTGGCGCGCCATTCACCACCACGCAGCAGGGCAGGCTTGTGCAGTTCCCCGAATCGCTCTTTGCACGCCTCGCATTCGTACGCCGCGCTGCTCGGATCATCCTTCTCCCACTTGAGTTGCGACCACTTCAGCCATTGCATCGCGCCGCAGCTTGGACATGGCACAAAGTAACGGCGCTGATCACTGCGTTCATACTCCGACTCGATACGGCTGAAGTCCTTGATGGTCGGCGTGCTGGTCAGCAGGATCTTCCGCCGCGCGAACGTCGTCGCTCGTTTCTCCGCCAGGCTGACCGGATCGCCTTCGCCGTCAACGTCCAGCGGGAAGGCGTCTACCTCGTCGAGGAAGATGTAGCGGCACGGCGTCGATCGCAGCCCAGTGGCCGAGTTACTGCCGGTGAGCAGGAGCATTCCGCCTGGAAACTCCTTGCTGAACATCGTGTTGCCGCTGTCCCTGCTGCGGCTTGGTGCGATCCGCTCCGCCAACACCGGCGTGTCGGTGATCATGCTCTCAAGGCGCTGCTTGCTCAGGCGCTTGGCCATCTCAACCGTGGGCTGCACCGCCAGCAGTGGGCCAGGTGCATGATGGATGACATAGCCGAGCCAGTTGCTACCGGCTTCGGTCTTGCCGGTCTGCGCCGCGAACATCATCACCACACGCTGCACGGTGCTGCCAGTGCTCAGGCAATCCATCGGCTCGCGAAGGTATGGCGTGCGCCCTGTGCGCCATGGGCCAGGTTCGGCGCTCGCCTTGCTGCTCAGCATCCGATACTGATCGGCCCACTCGCTGACCGTCAGCTGCGCATCAGGTCGCAGGCCATCAAGGAATCCGCCGCGGTATGCGTTCACTCGCTTAGCTCCGACAATGCCGCCCGGTGCTCCTGGCTGAGCAGTTCATGGATCACGACCGGATCCGTTTCGCCCGCCAGTTGGTGGCTCAGTCGGTCCGCCAGGTTGGCCAGTGCTCCGCGGATGCTGCGCCCCAGCGCAAACGCCTCTTTCTTCACCTCATCGGCGCTGATCAGTTCGCGGCGCTGCTGGCTCACCTGCAGCTTGGCCAGCTCAGCCTGATAGTGCTCACGCCTTGCGCGGC